AATCCAAGAACCTGAGTCTTCGTTCCATCCATACATATCTGTTGTATTTGATGGATAATTAACAGGAGCTTCCCAACCGCAAGTATCTTCATTTAAAACCCACGATGGGAAAGGCTTTGGTCTTAGAAAAGCATCTCTAGTTCTATCGTAAGAGTATCCGATTCCTGCATAATTCTTCCGTAAAGGTCTTCCTTCTGGATGCTGACCGTCATTAGTATTGTAAGAAGTTTGTACCCAATCCCCACTTAAAGTATCAATAAAATCTTGTTCTGCGACAATTACTTCTGTTACAAGATTATTTTCAATTTTTGCAAAATGCGCCATTATTCTTCTTCACTCTTCATATCTGATAATAACAATTCCTGACCCACCAGCACCACCGCCTAACCCGCTATTGACGGCATAGTTGTATCCACCACCGCCACCGCCTCCAGTGTTTGCTGAACCTGCTCCACCACGCGCAGTGGTTGGGCTATTACCTGTACCTGTTCCGCCACCTCCTGCTCCACCAGCACCAGCAATCATACCGCCACCGCCACCAGCATATGAAGTGCCTAGTGATTTCCAATCTAGCCCTGCGCCACCCGCACCACCACCGTTGTCTCCTTGTGCATCTTGACCTACTGCGCCTTTACCACCACCTCCAGCACCATAATATCCCGGCTGTCCACCACCACTAGTAGCGTCACCTCCAGCATTGCCTTGCCCTGATGTTCCTGCATATCCTGAGGGAATATTTTTATCGGAGTCCCAATAATATCCTCCTCCTCCAGATCCGCCTGTGCTTCCAACTTTATTGTAAGGGTTGTCTACACTGTGTCCTCCAGCTCCTGCGCCTCCACCAATTGCTGTTTGTGAAAAAGCACTTGAATTACTACCTGCTGCACCTACAGTTCCTGCTACTGTATAAGCTGCACCAGCACCAATCGTTATAGTGTAGCCAGTTTCTGAAGGGCTAAAATCGTTATACTCAATTGCTCCACCAGCACCTCCAGCTCCAGCAAGAGACCCACCACCAGCACCGCCTCCAGCAACAATAATGGCATCTAACGTTACCCCTGCTGGGGCTGATGAAACAGTAAAAGTTCCAGACGAAGTAAATGTGTGATACTTGTAGCCTCCAGCCGAACTTTCTGTACCGCCAGATGCTTCAATGGGGCCACTTGCACCTCTTGTGGGATGACTACCAAAGCCCAGCACGTTATAGCCAAAATTACTCATGCGTCATTTGCTGCGTCAGTTGTGAAGAATAATTTAATGCCTAACAATCTAGCGTCACCTGATTGATCGTCTGCTGAAACATCGCGCATGATTTGAAAGTAGGTCATTGTGTCAGCGGCGGCGTTGGCAATAGTGACTGCACCACTTGTTGCCGACACCGTCATGTCGTTAGAGGTTCCGCTGAATGCTTTGGCCGTCGCAACTACGTTAGTGCCAAAAGCTGTGTTTATGCTTGCATTGTCTGCAAAAGAAACGCCTGACAATCCCCAAGCTACTGTTCCTGTGTTAGTTCCAGTAACTGTCCAGAAGGCTTGAAAAGTAACTGTCCCCTCGTTCCAGCTTTTAGGGAAAATAACCGTGAATTGTGCATTTTCATCAGAGCTTGCATCGAAATCTAAGCATTTAAGTTCTGGGCCATTGCTCAACTCGACTTGAGCTAATGCCGCACACCCTGCTGTTGTATTAGGATACATAGCAGCGGCTGGCACATAAATAGTTTCAAGTCCTGCTGTTTTAATTGCGGTTGAAATACCATCCAGCCGGTTAATTTCTGCTGTTGTAGCCGTCACACCATCTAAAATATTAAGTTCTGCGGCTGTACTTGTTACACCGTCTAAGATGTTTAGTTCTGCCGTAGTAGACGTTACTCCATCTAGGATGTTGATTTCTGCGGTACTAGACGTTACTCCATCAAGAATATTTATTTCAGTGGCTGTTGAAGTAACTGCTACGTCTTCATTAACTTTAGGCGAAGTAAGCGTTTTATTAGTAAGCGTTTGCGTTGCGCTATCCCCAACAATCGTACTAGTCGTTGCGGGTAAAGTAAGCGTTACGTTTCCTGAGAAAGCAGAGTGAGCGGGAGCCTGTATCTGAGCGTAGTGAGCATTAGAAGATTCGCAGTAAAACTTAACAGTGGATTGAGTACCACCGTTCTTTAACGCAATATCCCCTGCGGAAACTGTTGTTCCAGCACTGGTACTTCCTGCAACTACCGTACCCCCGGTTACCGCACCAGAAGCAGTAACTGCCGCTGCGGTTGTTGTTCCTGTCAAGTCAAGGTCAACCAAAGCATCTAATACTGCGGCTCCAGAGCCAGCACCGTCTAAGTAAACTGCCTTAACTGCACCAGTACCTATGGTGACATTTGCTCCGCTGCCTTGGCTAATAATAATACTTTGGCTGCCGCTTGTTGCGTTCTCTATAATCTGAAAACGCTTCATCGTGTTAGGGCCAATCGTGATAGTGCAAGCAGAGTCTAAAGTGCCTGTATACTTCAGATATATCGCTCTTGCTTCATCCGCTGCACCGTCACCTACTGTAGAGGTATGAGTGTCAGCGTTAGTCGTTATTGCTTCAGTGCCATAGCCTAGAGCCTGACCAATCAGTTCTAAGTTGGTATTTGTGCTTGTTCCCCACGTTCCTGACTCATCGCCCGTAGCAATTTCTTTTAGTCGTAGGTTGTTGACGTATGTAGCCATGCTTGTTCCTCTATGCTGCTATTTCTGTCCATGTTGGTGTTTGTGAAACTGTAACGCCTGACCAATTGGGGGTTTGTGAAACTGTAACGCTCGACCAACTGGGAGTTTGACTAGGTATAATAACGCTCCAAACATTAACCCCACCTGTACTAACTGTTGCTGATTCTCCCGTTACGCCAACTGATATACCCCCACCAGCACTTTCTGAAGTATTTCCTGCGGTTGCTGTAGCAGACCCGCCAGTAACGGTAACTGTAACTCCTACGCCTTCTACAAATGTAACACTCCCAACAGCCGAAGTTCCAGCAACACCAGAAGCAGATACTGTAACCCCACCGCCGTCATTTACTGTAACATTACCTTGACCGCTGGTAAGAGCCGTAAATCCTACATCATTGCCCCAAGTGCCGTCTCCCCAGCCTTGAGCAATACTATCCCAGCCCTCAAAAACAACATTAACATCAGCCATATTTAGGCAATCCGAATAATCGCGCTACTTGCGTCAGCGGTAGGAAAAGTAATAGTGAAATCTCCACTAGAAGACGCTTTGTCTGACCCAAAATTTAAAACAAGCACTGCTCTGTTGGCTGATCCCGCTGTAGTGGAAGAGTTATATATAACAGCCCCTCTTGCAGTAACACTAGAGCTAGACCAAGTAACATCGACAAAGTCAGTTAACGCTGTGGTGCTAGAGGTTGTTGGCGTAACATTTGTTAGTGCTTTTCCTCCAGCATCATACCCAGTACCACTTGCCTCGTTAGAAGTGCTGTAAGCAGTAGTTGAAGCTCCCAGACTTGCGCTACTTGTGAAAAGAGCAATCTTAAATGCGTTTCCAGAACCTGTTGAAGTAGTTGTTCCGCCACCGCTGCCATTTGTAAAGTTATGAACGCCTTGAAGCAATTCTTGTTTAAAGCTAGTACATATAGCTTGAGTAATAGCCATTACATTCTCCTCAAAATTTCTGCCATATCAGAATGATCGGCTTGTTCAAGTTCAGCAATTTTGCTTGTTTTATCGCTTTTTACAGCTTCTTCCATGTAATATTTTACAACACGGAAAACTTCGTCTTTGAAAGCATTTGCTTGTTCCATAATAACTGGATGGCTTTGAGAGCCTACACTGACTATGGTGTTAGTTGCCCTTTCTGCCCAATGATCTACAGAAAGACCCTTGTTTGTTGTTGTTGTTACTTTAACGCTACCCGCTTCAGCTTCAGTAAACTCAATCATTAAACTCTCGCTTGTCTTACTGCTCCAGACCTGTAGCTGTCTGTTGTGTCATAGCCTTCACCTAGAGCTTTTAATTTAACCAAGGCATCTTCATATCTAGCAAGATACATTTGCATTACATCTGCCTCACCTTTTAGAAAAGTATATGACTCAACTAAGCAACCGTACAGAAGAGTGCTTTCAGCATTATCGCCTAACCAACTCTCACCAGAGGCTGAAGTTGTTATTGAGTCTGGCTTGTAAAAGTAATGAAGCTCTGCTGTAAAGGCAGTATCTGGCGTTGGTGCTACAATAAATGTTGATGAATCAAATTGCCCGTAATACTTAGGAGTGCCTGTTACTGATGCGTCTGGATATGCTTCTCTAATAAAGTTCACATCTTTAAACAGAAGAAACTCATACCCACTATTATCTACAGCTAAAGAATACGGAGCTAAAAAGTCAGAAGGGCAATTAAGATACTTTGTGCCAATAGTCATTGACCCTGTAGAATTTTTTCTAAAATCTGGAAGCTGTACAGATTTAAGTATTCTGTCTTCAGCTTGTCTTATGATAACTGGAAGATTGCTAACAAAAGTTGTTTCGTCAGTCTCCAAATAATCTTGCAGTGCGTTTTTAAGAGTTGTAAATGTCCACGCCATTAGCTGGTTACCACCGTTACTTGTCCTGACTGAGCTTCAATATCTAAACCTACTGTTACG